CCGCGGTCGCTGCGCTGTCCCCCGCGCGGGTGTTGTGGGGGGGTTTTTTAATTAAGGGCCTGCAACCGCCTCTTTCTGTTCCCATCTGCGACGCTCCTCTGCTTTTCCTGCTGCCTTACCCTCGGCATACGCAGACATCACCATAATGGTCATTGACTTTCCCTCAAGGTCGTCGATATTCATGAATTTTTCTGCCATGCTCTCAATCACTGCCTTTTTCTCGTTTCTCGTCATTTTTCAACACCTCCTCGGATTCGCTCAATCTCTTTTTCTATGTTCTTTCCGGAATAATCTGCAAGCAGTTTTTCCGAAATGTGATACGTCCAAATTGAGGACATCTGCACCGCCGTTCCAATCGGGAGTTTTCCCTGTTGCATTGCTACCCTCACGAATTGCGGTGACACATTGAGGATTGCTGCTGCCTCTGTCGGCAATATTCGTCCTATATTCATCTTGTTTCCTCCTGTTGGTGGTTCTCTCGGTCTTTTCATCCCGTCCACCTCTTTTCCGGCAATGTACACCGTGTTTTGATTTTTCACCTTAAAAAATCAAGAAAAACCTGTTGACCATCCACGCACTTTGTAGCAGGTGCGACCGCTGCCATGTTTCCCACGGTATCGCTGCCCGATGCCTTTCGGCTTGCCATCGTCAGAGTGTCGGTTGCCGTCCGGACACTGACGGGGCGACTGCTACCCCGTTTCGGCTTTTATTCGTTCACTATGTTCTGTATTCCTGCCATTGCCAACGCAAGAGTTGTCTTTCCTCCGTTTGCCTCTTTTCCTCTCCTCATTAACGCACTATGTATTTCAGATGGGAGATTCTTTGTTCCTGTCAAAACTGCGATGCATTCGTCATATTCGAGAATTTCTATCAACTCAAGAGCCTCTTTTACTGTGTTTAATTTGTCTATTGATTTGTTTACTAAGTCCTGTCGTGTCATTGTTTTGTACCTCCTGTTTTCTTTGCTCTGCAATCATAATACTTTACTGTGCAAAGATTGTCAACTCTTTTTTATTATTTTTCTTTACTCTGCAAAGTTTTTGTGTTATATTCGTCTCACAGGAGGTGAATAACTCATGAATGAAAGATTGAAATTATTGAGAAAAACTTTGAAATTGTCTCAAGATGCTTTCGCAGAACGAATCGGAATGAAAGGGAGTTCTATTTCTCTATTAGAGAGTGGCGGTCGTAATATCACCGAACAGGTTATCAAATCAATCTGCCGTGAATTTAATGTTGATTATATATGGTTGACTACTGGTGACGGTGAGATGTTCGTTGATACTGACGATGATTTCATCGAAAGAATTGACCGCATCATGGTAGGTGAGGACGATGCCCGCAAGAATCTTTTCAAGGCACTACTTGAGGCAAGCGACGAGGACATCGCAGCATTTCAAAGAATCATAGATTTATTTGCATCAAAAAAAGACTGACAGTCTTTCAACTGCCAGTCTCATGGGTGTAGAGATACAACACGAATTTGTATATCCTCTTGAGGATGCGTTCGCTGTGTATCTTTCCGACTATTTCGACAATAGCCTCTTTGTAATTCAAGGGAGACACCACCCCCTTTCCGAATTGCATTGTATCATATATTTCCATGATTGTGGAAATATCGAGGTTGATTTCCATAATCATGGAAATCGTTCCTCCTGCTGCCGGAATCCCGCTGCATTATGGTACAATTATTTGTATTCGGATTCAAACAGGTCGGTGATGTTCACGCCTAATGCAATCGCTATCATTTCAAGTTGAAACAATGTCGGTGACACCTTACCATTTTCGATGTTGTTTATCGTAGATTTTCCGATTCCGGATTTCTTCGATAACTCCATCAATGTGAACCCTTTTGAGGTTCTCACTTCCCACACAAGGATTTTCATTCTGCTCACCTCCTCTCTTGAGGAAAGTTTACAGAATGTTGATTTTATAAAGAAACGGAGGTGTGTTCATGAAATACGGTGTCAGAAAACCAAACATCAAGAAAAGCATTAAGGCAAGAACAACAGGAAAAGTCAAACGGCAGGTCAAAAAGGCGGTCAATCCCCTTTATGGTAAAAAGGGAATGGGAATCGTCAACGACCCGAAAAAGGCAGCATACAACGCAGTGTATAACAGAACTACCGTCGGCGTGTCCGACATTGCAAAAGGATTGACGGCTGCAAACGGAAATCCTGCTGCATCCAGTTCAGCAAATGCACCGCAGAAAAAGGAATACTCTGCAAATACATACAGTGTTTGCGGAATCCTCATGATTGTTCTCGGTGCTGTCCTTGCACTTTTAGGATTGATTCTATTGCTTGCTGTTCCGGTTGCCGGAATAATTGCTGTTGTGGTCGGTGTCGCATGTGTTGTCATTGGTCGCAAGTATAGAAAAGTCGCAAAAGAACGCCGTGCAAATGAATAATGCACAACAAAAAAGACGACCCACGCTGCAACGTGAATCGCCTTTGTGAAACCTCCGTCTCATGCTCCTGCAAAAAGCACCGACAGAATGTTCCTGCAAACACCATTCTATCATAAAACCGTGCTTTTTGCATTGGTTTTATTTTTTATACTCTTTTTTAGGATGGTGATTTTATGAAACTACCGAACGGATTCGGAACGGTTTACAAGTTATCGGGAAATCGCCGGAATCCTTATGTCGCCAAAAAGACAAAAGGATGGGAAAACGACCCGAAAACAGGTAAATCAAGACAATTATATACGGTCGTCGGATATTACCCGACCCGCAAAGAGGCATTGACCGCACTTGCGGAGTTCAATGCAAATCCTTATGATGTGAATGCTGCAAAGGTTACATTCGAGGATGTATATGAGCGATGGTCTGATGAACATTTTCCGACTGTCAGTGATTCCAACGTCAAAGGCTACCGTGCAGCATGGGCGTTATGTGATAAACTTGCACGGATGCGTTTTGTTGATGTAAAACTCGACCACCTGCAAATGGTCGTTGATGAATCCGGCAAAAATTATCCTACACTCCGGAAATTAAAAATATTATTCGGTCTGATGTACAAATACGCTGTGATTCATGAGATTATTCCAAAAGAACGAAACCTTGTCGAATACCTCGACATTAAAAAGGCGGGCAATCCCAACGCATACAACCGTGAACCGTTCTCAAAAACAGAGGTTGCGAAATTATGGGATGTCAAGGATTCAAATATATATTATACTGTCATCCTCATGTTGATATATAGCGGATGCAGAATCGGCGAACTCCTCGACCTCAAGAAAGAAAATGTGAACCTTGAGGAAAGATATTTCAAGATTGTCGCCTCGAAAACTGCTGCCGGAATCCGTACTGCTCCAATCTCCGAAAAGGTTTATCCGTTCTTTGAATACTGGTACAACCTCAATGATTGTGAATATCTCCTCTCTACTCCGGAGGGTGAACATTTCAAATACCGGAATTATTATGATTCGTACTGGTCGCCACTTATTGAGACCCTCGGAATGAAACACCGCCCTCACGATACCCGTCACACATGCATTTCCATGTTGACGGTTGCCGGAGTGTCAGACAAGGTCATCAAGAAAATTGTCGGTCATAAAGGGCAGGGTGTGACAGAGGTCGTATATACACATTTTGAAATTGAGGAACTGATTGACGCTATCAACAAAATATAGAGGTGTGCCATGAATAGAACTGAATACAAAAACAATTTCGGGCGTGAGCATTACGAACGAATCAATCTCGTTGTACCTAAAGGCATGAAAGACATCATCAAGGCTCTTGCATCCAGTAAAAGGATGTCGGTCAATGCGTACATGCAAGACCTTGTCAGAAAAGACCAATGCGGTTTATTTGATACAATGCAGATTGCAGAAAAGAACAGAGAAATGATTTCCGGAATCACTGGAAACATGCACGACGGATATGACATCATTTTCAAGGACGGTCATTCCTGCCATTGCCGGACGAAAAAGGATGTCCGGTCATGTATCATTGAATACTGCAACGAAAAGGGCGATTGATTCGTCCTTTTTTTATTGCAAAATGTGTCTTACATAAGACTTTCAATGTCTTACACAAGACAATGTTTTCCGTGTTAGTTACCTGTTAGTTATTTGTTAGTTACCGTTGAAATTTCGTGTGTTTTTGTGGTGTCTGATAGATTTATCGGAATATAAAGAAATCCCCCCCAAACACACCGTTTTTTGTGGGGTTTTTTT